ATGATCTCATCTCCAATCTGGACCGCAGCTTGTCGGTCGAGAAATGTGCTTCCACGCATGTCAATCAGTATGCTTCCGCCGGCGCCGTTCGGTATGATTGTCCCGGAAACTGCCGGAGTGAAAATCTCCGGTCCGCGTTCTCCTACTATGTAGCTTTGCCCTGCCCCGACCGGCCCGCCGTTCGCTCGTGCGCCGCTTATGAAGTTCGTAATCGCGCTCCCCGCGCTTTGTACTGCGTTGATAACGCTCGAAACTCCCGGGAGTCGTGCCACTGCGCTTGCGGCGCGTGCGACAGCCGAGAGGACCTCTTCCACTTTCCTGCTGATCCATGTTGAAAACTCGTCAAACTTCTTCTTGAGGAAGTCGATAGATGCCGTCCAGATTTCTCCGATCACCAGCCACAGGCCCTTGATGGTGTCTTTGAGGAAGTTCGCGAATCCTGTCCAGTTGAGGGCGTACCCCTCAAGGCTCATTCTCGTCACGACGCCAAGGGCCCCGAGGGCGAGGGCGAATGGGAGGAAAAACGTCCCTCCAATGGCAAGAAATGTTGCCCCAAGAATCGCCGCTAGTGATGTCATGGCTGTTGCCATAGTGTTTTTTGTCGTGTCGCTCATTTCCCCTAGTCGTGCGAGGTAGTAAATCACGCCGCCCATTATCGCACCAATCACAAGGCCCCATGGCCCGGCCATTGCAACCGTTACTCCGAAAAATTTGAGAAGGGAATTTGCTGCCAGTCCTGCGCCCAGTCCTGTTAGCGCGGAGGCAACGACCCCCATCGTCGCCGAGATCACCTCTCCAAGCACTGGGTATCTGTCGATCAGGTTATTGACCCACGTAAGGATGTTTGTAAGAGCCGCGACGAACGGCTTGCCTGCAACCTCTTTGAGCTGGTCTATCTGTTCCGACAAGAGTTTGCTTTGTGTCGCATAGCCGCTAAGTCCTTCTTCTCCTGCGCGAATTTTCCGGTCAATTTCCTCCCATAGTGTTGACATGCTCGCGATCTCCGGGACCGCGACGCCCATGGTGTCGAGCAGCCAGCGGAGTGTGCGTTCCATGCCGTCCTGCCCCTTGCTCATCTGGAATGCCGCGTCGGCAGCGTTGAAAAGCTGAAGGCGCTCTCCTCGGAGAAGAATCTCAGCGTATTTCTGCTGCTTCTGAAGGTCTTTGTATCTTGGGCTGAGTTTCGCGGCGATCATTGTCGCGTATTCGTCCCCTGCAATCCCTGCGCGGCGGATCCCGTCCGCCCACTTCTCATGTGCCGCGAGGCTCTTGCCGACGTCGATCACGTTCCCGGCAAGAAATACCCGCGCCTTCACGAGCTGCATGTTTCCTTGCTCAACGGATGAAATCATGCCCATGAGTCCTTTTGTTCCGGCGTATGCGGAAAGCGCACCCATGGCTGCACGCATCATCTCGCTCACTCCATTGACCTTTTTCCCTAGGTTTTCCGTTTCTCCCCCGATCTCCCTTAGAACGCCGCTTGCTTGATCAACGGCTTTTACGAGAATCTCCATTTGCTGCTTTGTTATTTCTGCCATAGTGTTCTATGTTTTCTTCTTTGCAGCTTCGTTCTCTACTCGCGCAAAGGTGTTCATCTTGACCCTAAGAGCCTGAATGATTTTGTACGGCTGTTGTTGGTATTCCTGATGCGTCCATCCGGTTTGCTCCAAGATTATTGCCTCTGCGAGCTCCTCCGGTACGTTCGCACTCATGCCATGTGCAAGACGTTCGCAGGAGTACGCTATTTCGCTAAAAAAGGGCCCTCGTCTCCTTCGATCGCCGGTGCGATGATCTTGTCGATTGCCCTAGCGACCGCATTGTAATCCACCGCCGGGAGGTTTTCCACTGCCTCGACCGCGTTCTCTCGATTCCCGTTGAGGCTCACAACCATCGTCTTGAAGGCGTATTCCTGCGCTTTGAAGATCGCATCAGCGCGTACTGTCGCGCGTTTCGCCCCGTCCCCGCTCTCGATTTGAGCGTTCTCGTAAATGACCCGCTGAAGCTCCCGTGCCTCACGGCCGGTGATGTAGCTGTACACCTCGACCGTGTGGCCTCCCGGTGTCCTAATCGTTGTCGTTTCGCGTTGCATGTTAGTCGTTGGTTATGGTTAGTAGCTTGCCTGCGCGTTACGCGCTGTGATTGTGAACATCTTGCCGTCCGTCGTGTTGTAGTGTGCCTTGAAGTTGAGCGTCTGCATGACGATGTCGTTCAAGCGGTATGCCTTCGTGAGCTCCGTAAAAATCACGCTGTGGAGGTCGATAATGAGGTATGGCGTGCTCGAGGTGCCAATCAGCGTATCGCTTGTGAGGTCAATCCTCATTGCCTGTGCAGTTCCGGAGTTGAAGGCGGTCTTGAAGTCTGCCTCGTTTTGGAAGATCGCCTCGACCGTTCCCTCAATCGAGAGCTGTTTGTTCAAGAAGTCAGCCGGTTGTACTGATCCGAGGACCTCGTCCGCTTCCACGTTCTGGTTGATTGTGAGCGTGAGGTTCTTGATCGCGATAGCGCTTGCTGCTCCAAGCCCTGCCTGATTTGTCGCGAGTTTGAATGTTAGGTGCTTTTGAAGGAAGCGGTTCTCGTTTGTTGTCGCAGGTGTCAGCGTCGCTGTGGTCCCTTTCTTTGCCTTGAATTTCGCCGTATAGGTAATGAATTGGTCGCGCTCGTAGGCAATCTCTACACTCTCCGGGACGGCCAGCGCGTGCTTGTAGTCCTGTCCCCCTGCCGGGTCATCGAGGTAAAGCGCGAGGCTTTGGTGCTGTGCGCTCTGCGCTGTGGTAATGGTGTGCGTGTAGGCACTGTCCACCGGACCTGTTGTAGAAAGTCCTCCTAGGATCGAGTAAAGGATAAGCGGGAAGTGTTTGTCGCCAATCGGCGCCTTGATTGTCGCCTCGGCCCATTCACTTACGATGCTCTGGCCTGTGCTGTCCTCAATCACTCCGCGCGTTTGCTCGTCAAGAACGAAGCGCTTCTTCTCATCTACATCGAGCTCGGCCCACGGGATCCAGAATGTCGCCGATGCGGGCGCTGTCCCGCGCGTGGTTTCCTTCGCAATACCAATCTGCACGAGCCGTCCTATTGCTTTTGCCATGGTTTATTCGTTAGGTGTTTCTTGTAAAACCGCCACCGGTGTTCCTGCCGGCTTGCGGACTTTCTCCCATTCCTCCGTCGCTTCCTCGATTGAGGTCGCGCGAATGGTCATGGGCTCGTATTCTCCACCTCCGGAGAAGTGGTACTCCTCTGTCGGTTGTTCTGTCTGTTGTTCTGTCTTGCGTTTTATTTCTTCGGGTTTCATGGCAGTGGTTTTTACTCTCTCTAGCTCTAGCATACTCTTTTTTTGCGGTCCGCTCTAGTTGATAGTACGCGTCGCCCGTGCTCGGACCGTAAGCGGGATCGCGATAAGGTTCCTCGAGCCGTCGGTGATCGGTGCCGGGGTCCCGGTGCTCGGCTCCACACCTCCGTCGGCTGTGTTCCCAAGCGTTGGATCGGCGTCGAAGGCGTTGATAATCGTCTCGGCCAGCTCCTCGATGTCCTCTGCCGTGGTGTCGTCCGCCTTGGCGAGTATCGTTATGTCGAAGGTGTAGGTCCTGATGTTGTTGCGGTTGTCGAGCGTCTCGTTCTCAATTCCCGGGCTCGAGACGATCGCGACCGGGTAGCCGTCGATGTCTTTTTGTGTCGGGTCGGTTCGGAAGTCGTCGCTGATGACTGCGCGTAGCGTAGTCGGTGTCAGGCTTCTGAGCTTTTCCTCGACCTTGCGTTTCAGTGTTGTTGCATTCGTAATCATGACCCAAGCTTTCTTGTGATAATCCTTAGCGCGTTTGCGAATGTCTTGTTAATCTCCGGAGCCGCTCGTTTCGCAATTTGCGGCATGAATGGCTGGCCTTTGATTTGCCTCGGGTTTCTCATTGGCCGTCCCCATGCGTGCGTTTGCCGGTGTCCTTCGTGTACCCATAATGCGTACTTTGCCGTCGGGTACCAGCGCACCCATAGGCGGCCTTTATTCTGTGCGAATGTGAGCGTCATGTGCCCGGTTCTCCATGGCACCGGACCACCTTGCGGCTTCCCTGTGGTGTTTTTTGCAAGGATAGCTGCCGCAGCGTTTATTGCTCTCTGGAGCGTCGGCTCTACTATGCGCGGCGCCTGTTGGTATGCTGCGGAGATCTTGTTTAGGTTCTTAATCTCGACGGTGAAGGTTCTCATGAAAGAAGTCGCGGACGCTTGTATCTCTCGATGGTGTCTTTGTCCTCTTGATTCAGCTCGCGGTCCCATGTAATCGTCGCCCCGTTGAATGTCTCCGTTGTTCGGCCTTCCTTTTCGCGTCGTGCCCACCAGCGCGCAACGATCCGAGCTGCCGTCGCGCTGATGTCCTCCGGGAGCGTGTGCTTTGTCAGGTCCCCAACGTTGTCGAAGTCAATCTTGTAGCCGGCAGTGAAGGTCGCGCGTACTCCGTTTGCCTCGCTCGGCCAGTTTCCGCCCTCCTTTCGAACAAGTCCCAGATCTGCATCCTCCAGTATGTACTCGGACGGTGAGTAGCTTGTCCAGTTTGGGTTGTCCGACGTTCCGGCTCTGTATTCGATCTGTGTGAGTATGCTCACGGGAAATGCCGGAAGCATGAGGTTCTTGCGTCCGTTCGTGGTGATCTCCTTATTCGTGTATGTCGTTTCACTGAATGTGCGCTCGGTAGCTCGTTCTATGTAGTCGGTTGCGGCGTTGATGAGCTGCTTCAGCACATCGTCGTTCCCTGTGCTGGTAATGCCGAGCATGTTCTTGACTCTTGCAAGGCTTGTTAGCGCTCCTGTTTTTGTTTTGATCTCTGGTTGTGACATGGTTTTTTGGTTGTTTCCCCGGTTCCCGCCGCGGTATGTGGAGGTACCGTGGCAGGTGCCGGAGATTCTACCAAGATCTGGGTAGCTCACCGGCGGTCCTCGTGGTTTTCCACGAGGATCACTCAGCTCCGGACTAGGATGCTGCCGTCTTGACCACTACGAACGCCTGCGGCAATCCGACGGTGACCGCGACGCGTTTCTTGATCACGAGGCCTCTCTGGTCCGCGAGAGCGATTTCCTTTCCTCCAAACGTTCCGCTTGTGTACTGAGAAATCGTCATGCCTTCTCCGGATCGTACGCCAACGAGAGCAGCGCGGAAGTTTCCGAAAATCATGAATTTGGTGCTCGCTGCCGACGCGCTGTTCGGTGGCATGTGCCGGACGGTGTAAACCGGATAGCCGCCCATTTCTCCGGCAGGGCGCGGACCTCCGTTCTTTGCTGTGTACGCGAGAAGGCCTGCCGAAGCGGCTCCTGCGTCAGCAAGAATGTAGTGGTTCGCTCCGTCCTTCTGGACGCGAATTTTCGCCCAAACCGTGCGGTGCATGACGAAGCATGCCCCGTCGAGGAGGCTTTCCTCTAGTAAGCTGACAGCCTCCGCTGCGTCCTCCACGACGTTGAATTCCGCGAATGTGTCCTTGCCGGTTGAAAGCGTAAAAACCTGCACGCCGGTGTGGTTTAACACTCCGGTGAATGGTGTGCCGTTCCCTGCAACGACCTGCTTGTCGAGCATGTTCGCGTATGCCTCGGCAGCGAGGGCAATGAGCCAGTCTGCAAGCGCAACGGTTGCGTCCTTGAGGACGTCCTCGCCTACGACGAATGCGATTTGCCACTTCTTCAGGGTAAGTTTGGCTTGCCCGAATGTGACTGGTGTTACTGACCCTGCGGCATCAACCCCGAGAAACTCGCCCTCGAGGAACGAGCCGGTGTAGTTCGGGACATCACGCTCGTCACTGCCGAGCGGCCATTCCTGCACCTGACTCGCCGCAAAGCCAACCGTCGCCGCGATCCGCATAATCGCTCCCTCTACCTCTGTGGGAATAAGGTAGCCACCGCGGTCATCCGTCTCGCTGATGATCGCCTCATTCGCCTTCGTCTTGGCGTCCTTGAATCCGCCCGCAGCTTTCGCGATGGTGACAAAGTTCTCCTTCTGCTCGGAGGTGAGACCTGTCTTGTCCTTCCCGCCGAAAAGCGCGCGCTCGCGTGCAAGCTCATCGACAATCTTCCGGACCTGAAGCGACGCCTCCTCTCCGACAATTCTCGCGGCGTCCTTTTGCAGGACTTCGGCAATCGTTGGCCCGAGAGCTGCTTTGATCTGCTCTAGTACCTCTTTTTCCATAATGAATAAAACTAGCGTGTAATTTTCGCCCTGTTCAGTTCAGCTAGAACCTCGCCAGTAGCGGTGGCGATCAGCTTTAGGACCTGCTGGGCCTTCGCCGCGCGCCTTGCAGCGTCGGCGAGTTCCTCCGCGGACCCCTGTGCTGAGTTCCCGGTCCCCTCACCGTTGGGGCTTGTTCCGGGATTGCCGCCTTCTTTAGACGGCTCCTCGTCGGCTTTCGCCGGCGTGGTGGTGTTCATGTCCTGATCGGTGCTCTTGGGCGCACCCTTGCCCTCCTCAACACTCGCGAGGGACACAAGATCTCTAGTCGCTTGTGTTGTCGCGTTGAGGATCGCGTTCTGTAGCTTGTTCATGATCGCCCCTATCTGCTCCGTGCTCACTTTCTGCCTTTCGGCCGCCTTTTCTGTCCCCTCATTTTGCCCTTGTTTGCCATTCTGAGGTTCATTTTGTGCCTCGGACGTGGTTTCTGTCGTTTCTATGGCCTCCCCGCCTTCTTTGGCCGTTTCTTGAGTTTCACCGGGTTCTTCAGGCCCTTGGCCCTCGTCCCGTGCTTCCGGATCGGCGTTCTCCGTGTCCTTGGTCTTTGTGTCGCCGAAAATCTTAGCGATCAGCTCGGACCCTAGGCCGATCTCTTTCGCAACGCTGAGCGCGTTCGGGTTGGCCGGCACCGGGACGAAGCTCCACTCGAGAAGCTCGCTTTTTGTGATCACGTTCCCCTGTGTTTCGTGTGCAATGATGCCGACGCTCGCTGTAGTAAGGATTTTTTCGTCATAAAGCCGGCGAATTTTCTGTGCCTCCGGATTCGCGTCGGCGCTGGCAAAGTGTCCCTCTGCGATGGTCACACGTACCCCGTTTATAACCTCGCGGATGATCCGCTCGGTGACACCAATCGGTAGCGACCAGTAGTCGTGCCCAAAGAGCACGACCGGATTCTTCATGTAATTTGTGATGTCGAGGCCGTCTTGAAGAATCACCTCGCCGTGCCTATCGGTGCTTTCGTCTGTGATAATGATCCGGAAGGTACCTGTGTCCTCTCCGGATGCTTTCGCTCGGTTGGTCTTTTCTATAAGTTCCTTAACGTTGATGTCCGCTACTCGCTCGGCGATCTTCGCCGCGAGCTTCGTGCTGAGTTTGTTAATGGCGTTTGGCATGGTTATGCTGCCCGCGGAAGGTCGGGCTTTACTTTGATGATAATGTCACCGAAGGTGATCCGTTCTCCGGTAGAAAATACGACGTGTGCCTCGGCGTAGTAGTCGCCCGCTTTCGGGAAGTCGGTATTCTGAACGGTGTACTTTATCATCCCGCTCGTCGCGGGGGTCATGACATCTGCGCTTCCGCTCGTTGAGGTTGCTGACCCCTGTCGCTGAATTTTGAACGTCACGCTCTGGGCATTCGTCAGATCAATCGCAGCACCGGATGCGTCCTGTAGTGTGAGGGTGATGTCGTACCCGTAGTCTCCTCTGTGTGCGTCTATGATGGTCATGGTGTGATGATGTGCTGTGGTTTATTGTCCGCTGTCACCTGTCCGCTCCTCTTTCCACTCCGCGCCGTCGCGCTCGTGTTGCGCTTCGTATCTGTCACCTCCCTTGGTTTCCGTACTTGGTAAGTGATCCCTGTCAAGCTGCGGGCGATGAATGTGCCGATCCGCTGCCTGATGTGCTTGATCAACGCGACCGTGTCAGTAATCGTCTCATGTTCCGCCATTGTCCGGGCCAAGGTCCGGGCGATCTCTTCAGCTACTGTTGCCGTGTCTGCAAGGGTCCGGCCGACCGAGCGGCCGATCTCGTCCACTGCGCCTATCGTGTTGGTTATTCCCCGGGCGATGGTTCTCGACATGGTTTCTACGGCATTGACGGTTTCGGTCAGCGTCTTGTTTACAAACCCTCCAATCCTCTGGGCAATGAGGGTATCGAGGTTCGTCAGGTTGTCAGCGAGCGTTCTTGCTATAAATCTTACCACTGAGTCCGTTGCTTGCATAGTGTCCGCAAGTGTCCGTGCTCCGGTCCGCGTGATCGTGTCTGCAATGGCCGCCGCTTCGTTCCACACTCGCGTTATCGTCCGCGTGATCGTGTCTGCAATGGCCGCCGCTTCGCTGAGGAGTTTCACGGCAATTTTTGCGCTTATGACGGTGTCTGCTAGTGTGTTTAGCTCCGTCCATGCACGGCTGATGGTCATTGCTATGGTGTCCGCAATGTTGCGGTTCTCCAGCAGCGTGCGCGTCGTTGTTCTGATCGCCGTGTCGCTGTGAGTCGCCGTTTCTGTCAGGTTCTTGCCCGGCCTTCTTGTGATTGTGTCCGCAATCGTTCCCGTCTCGATGAGTTCCTTGGCGGTTGCCTTTGCGTTTATGACGGTGTCTATAAACGTGTTTGTTGCTTCGGCTATCGTCTTGCTAATCATCCGGACTGCCGTGTCTGCAAGGGTCGCCGCTTCTGTGATTGCTCTTGTAATTGCGCGAATAATGGCATCGCTTCCCGTTATGGTCTCTGCGAGTGTTTTTACCGCAAACAGTACCTTCGCAAAGGTATCGATGAGTGTTGTCGTCTCCGTACGCGTGCGCGCCGTCGTCTTATTCGCCGTATCTGTGTGTGCTGCTGTTTCCGTCACTTTCCGCGCAATGGTGCGAATAATCGTTTCTGTGGCGGTTATTGTTTCCGTAATTGTTTTAACGATCGGTCCGCTTCCAAACACAAACTCGATCAGGTCTGTGCCGAGGAGGCGCTGGATGTAGCCGGCAAAGACATCACCCCATGTCGTGTTTTCCGTTCGTGTAATGGTGATCGCTTCCGGGCGTAGGGCAATGGTCGATGCGCACCAGCTGCTGTTCGAGCTTGTTGTTCCTCCGGTCGCTGCTGCCGGGTTGTATGCTCCGCCTGTCCATGCGATGCTCGCAATGAATGTCCCGGTGTCGCTGGTGCTTCCGTCGCTTTTTACACTCACTCCGTTTCCCATGCCGCTTGGGATCGTGAAGGCGCTCCCGGCGGTGTCTTGTTGACCGGATCCGGCCGCAATAATGACTGCTCCGAATGTGACCGGCGTTATGCTCGGAGCGTCCGGGCGCGATCCGTTTATTCCTGTTGCCGTGGTTGGTGTCACATCCAGAGGGTTCGTTTTGTCAATTCCTCTCCAAACGTGCACCACCGTTGCTCCTCCGTAGGAGGTGTTGTTCGCTCGTCCAATCGTGATTGTCGTGTCGGGTGTCGCGCCGGCGATTGTGTAAAAAACTCTGAAGTTGTTGTCCCATGTGTCGTTTGCGTACAGAGCGGCGTGCGCTGGAGTATAGGATCCGCTGGAATTTCCGGTGCATGTTGGCGATCCGGATGACGTAGAGCCGTGTCCCGCTGCAACGATGATGATGTCCCCTTGCTGAGGGCTGGTCCCGATTCCTCCGGTAAGTGTTCCATTCAGCGAGATGGTGTAGCTCGCTCCTGTTCCTGTCCCTGATGTTCCTCCGACGTATGTGAGCGCCATGGTCCTTATTGCTGTTGGTATACGCGTACGCAGACGTAGTTGTTCGCGTCGTGGTAATTGCTGGTGTTCGTCGTCTTTTGCCCCGTTAGTGTTATGTCCGTATTGGCTCCGGCGCTGCTGTTGCTATCGAGCGTCTCCCATTGCGACGTCGCGAAATTATAAATCTCCAGCGTGATCGTTTTGCTGCTCGGTGCAATGTTGCTTCTCCCCTTCCATGTTACTGTAATTGCCTCGCTTGTCGGTGTGTGCAGTTTTTTGAATTGGTGGATCGTGATGAGCGCGTCGTAGTTGCTCGCCTGATTTACTCTTGTGCCGTCGTATGCGGAAACGTCGATGTAGTCCTGTGCAGTGTATGCGGTCGCGAGGTCTGCTGTGCCTGTTGGGAGGCTAGTCACGGCGTCTCTGGTGTAAATCTCTGCCGGTTTTCCGTTGATCTGTATCCTTCCTGCAAGCGGGCTGCGCTCTGATGCGCTTTCTTGATAGTAGCGGTTGATCTCCTCTGCCGTCAGTTTGCGTTTGAAAATTGCAACCTCTGCAACGAGTCCGTTGAAGGCGGTATTTGTCGGGTTGCTTTGTAGGTGCGCGATCCTTGTCTGCGCCGTGCTGTCAAATGTTCCGGACCCTGCAAGTCCGAAATCGCTTTGCGCTTGCAACCGTCCGTTGACATAGCCGAGCCAGTAACCCGTGCCGCTCTGATCGGCGACCCAGACGACGTGGTTCCATCTTCCGACCCTCACACGCCAGTTCGGGTTCGCCATGCGACGGACGCCTGTGGTTGTCGTGTTATCTCCGCCGCTTGAGTTGAATGCCAGCAGCTCGCCGTTTGAGAACATCCCCACGCCAAAGCTGCGGTTCGGTTGTCCTGCGTCTTTGGTGACAATGTAGTTTTGGCTGTTCGCCTCCCCGTCGATTGTGTTCATCGAAATCGGGAAAATCCACGCCATGATCGTGAAATCTCCGGTCGGGCTTGTGCTCGCGCTGTCGTTTATGCTTGCCCCGTTCGCCCCTGTGTTTGTTGTTGGGGTGAGCCCAGCCATTCCTTGCCTAGCGCCAAAGGTGCCGCTGCCGACCAGTGTCGCGTGGTTCCCGTTCCGGCTGTAGTCCTGCAGCCTGCCGTGTAGGGGAAGGTATGCGCCAAGCGTCGGGTCATTCCCAAAGTGCCGTGCCACCGACCCCCGGATGTTTGCGTGAAATTGCTCGGGGTTCATGGGTTTGTTCGGTTAGACGACCTGAATCTGGACTGGGAGGTATTGGATCTCGTTCCCGCTCGCTGCGAGGCTCGCTCCTGTGTTGTTCTTCACCGCAATCTTGAAGTACTTCGGTGCCTGATAGAGGATGTTTGCGATCGAAAAGAAACCGCGCTGCAGGTCCACGCTGAGGTCGATAATCCCGAGGCTGATCCCGCTTTCCCATGTTCCGTAGTTTGTGTTGTCGTTTGATGGGAGAAGCCGCACCTCCAGCCATGCGTTTGTTGCGGGCGTCCCGTCGATGTACACCTCGATCAGGAAGTCCTGATACAGTCCGCTCGAGTTGTCCACGGCGTCGCTCGTCGCGATACTTCCGTTCGTAAGGCCGTTTAGGCCACTGATCGTGAGGTTCGTCCGGGTTCCGTATAGTGGCTTGAGTACTGCCATGGTTTAGCTCGTAAGGGCGCGTCGGACGTCCATGTCCGTCAGCGTTTGCTTGTAAAATGGTGTCACCTTTACCGTACCGCCGGTGGCAAACAGGATCTCGATCCTTGTCCCGTTTTTTTGGCTCCTTGAGTTGATCTGGTTCATGCTAGTGCTCCCTGCGCCGAAGATCGATGTCAGTCCTTGCCTGATCTGTGGGTCGGTCATGTCGATTGTATTGCTCCAAATAATGCTTTGGTATGTCAGGATTTGGTTTGTCGTAAGTGCAAGGAAATCTGTCCAGACGATAGCGGCGCTAAATTCATTCACCGTTACGTCCGGACGCCAGACCTTCGTCACGGGTGTCACCTCTTGGTTGTACCATTCCGCGATCGCCCCGTCGTTTCCTTCTGCTAGTGCTGCCACGATAGCCGGGTCTTGGTTCGCGAGAATGTCCGCCTTGAGGGTTTGTAGTTGTTCTGGTTTGAGGTTCATGTGTTGTTATGCTGCGACGCCGACGCTCGTCTCCAGTGCGCCGGCGTCCGAGCTGTTGGTAACTGATAATGTTGTTCCCGGCGCTTTAGCTTACTTGCACCTTCCAAGTGACTTGCAGACTATCTCCGTTGACAACGTTAATCGCGCTGAAGGTCTGGCGGCACAGGAGAACACCTCCGGACGATGCGTTTAGTATTCCGCTCTCTGTAACTGCGACGGTTCCAGTCACGTTGAAGGTATTTTGGAGCTGAGCCGTGTCGTTGGTGACTGATGTCGTTACCCGGCTTGCGCTTGCGTTTGCTCTGGCTAGGCCGCTTCCCGAGAGCTCCGTCTGGAGGGTTGTGTCTCCGGCTGCCGGCGCTGTCGTACCGGTTCCCATGGCGATGTAGGTGAATGCTGGCTCGGCCCCGGCTCCGTTGAGGCGGCTCGCCGCTCCTGCTTTCCCTGCGTTCGTCACGAGGTTGCGCTTGCGCATTTCCTCGGTCCATCTCCCTGTGATCAGCGGGATCCTTATTCCGTACAACGCTAGGTTCCGCTCAATCTTGGTTGCGCTTTCTCTGTCCGCGTATTTTCTGATCACGCGAAGGATAAAGTCGCCGAGCTTGTTCGTTTGGAAAAGTCGCTTGACCTTCCCATCTGCCCCACGAAGCTGGTAGCTAACGTTGAAGTAGGTTGGAATCTGCGCGTGTTCTGCTGCTTTTTGCATGTTTTGCATGGTTGTGTGTTGTTATTACTTACTAATTTCGCCGTTGAGCAATGCAATTGTCTCCTCGACCTTGCGTGTCTCGTTGTCGAATGCCTTGTTCGCCTCCCTGTTCATGGCGTCGGTTTCCTCCGTCTTCGCGGCTCGTTCGAGTTCCGCCATGATGCTTTCATGAGTGTCGTCCGCCGTGAATGCTTGGCGCCGCTCTGCTACCGTCTCCCCTGCGTCATTTTTGATTTCAAAGTGGACATCGACGTAGGGGCTGTTGTCCTCGACGCTAAAGCCACGCTCTGCCTTAGTAATGTGTGCTGTGTATGGCATGGTTCTATTGGTTGTTAGTCCTCTTGTAATTCGATCGTGTCAGGTCTGGTGAAACAACGGCAGTTTGGGTGCAGCGTTCCTGCCTCCACGGGAGCGTAATCGACCTTCAGCGCTCCGCCCTCCGCTCCGGGGACCGTATCTCCGACGTCAAAGAAGTTCTTCTCGATGTCTATTGTTTTCCCGTGCATTGGTCCGCAGTATTCGCACACTCGTTCGTCAGCCGCTGTGTACCACTTGATTGTACGCACCGTCCCTGTCTGCTTCCATGCCTCTTTGTTCGCTTCGTTCGCGGTTCGGAATGTCTCTGTACGTGCAATGGTCTGAGCACGCGATTCGTTGCTTATCTCGTAAAGGCTCGCGATTTGTTCACCGATCTCGCTGTAGTGGAGGCCTTGCTTCACTCCTTCCTCTATGATCTGCTCGATCGCTTCTATCGTCGTGTCCTCGTAGCTCTGTGCCATGCGCTCCACGCTGCGCCTGATCGCTTTCCTTCTCTCCTGTGTAATTCTGAATCCTGTTGTGCCAAGAAGTTTTAGTGCTTCTTCTCCTTCCTCTTCGTATAGCCGTGAAATGATCGGGGTAGAAAGGTCTGCAAGGAGGGAGATCCACTCGTCCTCGTCTGTGATCGCTTTCTTGCGCTTCCCCTTTGTGAGTTCTTGGAGCTTCGCCTTGATTTCCTTCTCCTGCTTGTCGTTCACCTCCCGGACTGCTTTTACAAGTTCGTTTTCGTAGCGTGTTACTCGCGCGACGAAGTTCTTGTGTATCGCTTCCCACTGTTCTTCCGTGACTGTGCTGATGTCCCTCCGTGCTGTTCGGAGCGCCTTCACGATCTTCTTCTTGTTCGCAATGAGCGCCCTAGCAATCTTCTCGGTGATTTCATCGGCCATTTCTTTACGTTTGGCTGCTGTCCGTGCCGCGCTTGTCTTTCTGGTCTTTGTGCGTAGTTCTTTCTTTGGTACCGGTTTGTTCTCCGGTACTCCGAGCGGAATGCTGCTTAGGTTCGTCATAACCGCATCTCCGTTTTGTATTGGCGGCAGGTCGAGGTAAATCCGGCGCACCTCATTGACGCTCGCTGCTGGTGCGGCGCCAAGAATCGCCTTGATCTCCTCCATCTTCGCGGTACGGTCCTCCGGTACCGGATTGTCAAATGTGAGCCAGAGATTTTCGCCGTAACGCGGTACAAGCCGCTCGTTCAGTTGTGTCGCAATCAGTTCCAGCTTCGGGAGAATCGTTCTTGCCGCAAAGACGTAGTTTGCCGTCTCTGCGGTTGCTCGATTGGTTTCGCTCTCGCTCGCCCCGAGTACGGTTTTCGGGACTCTAAACCCTGCGAGGATCTTGTCTCTCATCACCTGCTGAAGCTGCGCGAAGTCCATGTCTTTCGGTGTTGCGCTTTGTTCTTCGTATTCTGTGTCGATCGGGAGGACTGCTACTTGGTATTGGTTTTCCTTCCCGCCATAAATGTCGAGAAAGTCGCGCTTGAGCACCTTCATCTGTGCGTCCGTGAGATTTCTTTTGCTCTTAAGGATCCCGGAAAGCCGGGCCCCGTTCTCAAAGTACTTCAGGTTCACTTCTGTCGCGCTCTGGTCCGCGCTGATCCAGTCCGCTATCGCGTCCACTGTTCCTTTGCCGTTCCATTCGTCTGCTGGGTCCGGATAGCTCAGGTGAATAACCTCGTGCGGTTTGAAGGTGCGCTCTGTTGCCCCTTCGCGAAAAATGTAGCCGCCTACAAGTTCTGGGATGGGCTTCTTAATGATTTTTATCTTGTCCGGTCGCAGGATGTAGATCCCCTTTGGCTTGTCCGTGTCGCTTGCCACTCCTTCGAGAAACCAGTAGGCATCGCCGGTGAGTTCTAGGTGCGCTGCGGTTTTGAAGCGCAGCTCGTATCCGCTTTGGATCGGGTTCACTGCCTCGAGGATGTCGAGGAGCTCGTGCTCGAGGATCTCCTCGGTGTCTCCGTTCTTGTTGATCTTGTACAAACGGAAGCGCGCGCGGCCTATCTCCTCTGCGATTGCGCGGACCGCTGCGTATGTCCAACCGCTGTACATCCTGATCGCCTCCGCTGCGCTGATCTTTCTTTGGCCTTTTCCACCTATAATGGTCAACGCGTCTGCAACCCCGCTTATGCTCGTTTCGAGTCCCTTTTTTTTCCCTGCTATGATCTCCGCTATCTTTTCTCGCAGTGTTGCCATAGTGCTCGCATGCTTGTTGTTCATTCTACTCTTCCGTGTTGTGTTTGTATAGTGCTCAAATCAGTTTACGAATGCGCGGCGCTTGGAGGCCTTGTGTTACTAGTCCGTTGATGAGGTACACGAGCGCGTCCACCAAGTCGTCATGTTCCTCCACGCCAAATCCGAGAAGCTGGATCAGCAAATCCTCCGCACCTTGCCTCGGGAATTTCACCGTCCCGTTCTTGATGTATGGCGCGACGGCTTGAAGCCTTGCACGCTTGTCCGTTCCCGGCGTGACCGGCACCGTGCTCACCATGTTTCGTTCGAGTTCCTCTATCGCTGCGGCTTGATAGCCGACCTTCTCGACAAAGTGGATCTGCCGCGGGTTGATCTTCGCTCCTGCGATGATGATTGCCAGCGTCTCGGCAAAGTTCCAGCGGCCGTTTGTCGGTGGCCGGACATAAATCGTCGTCGTGCCCTGCGCGTTGGTGTGTGCCACTCCCGGCACGATGGCCGTATCGTCTGCGGTTTCATTCTTGCTGATCGCTAGGTCCACTCCTGCGCCGTGCAATCCTTCATCCTCCGCCTCCTGCGGTATCGGGCCATCGTAGTACTGAATGTCCTCCTCGGTGATGATCTGCCCCTCTTCCGGTACAACGCGCAGTAAGTACTCACGCTGGAATGCTGTCGGCCCGGAGAGGGAACGTTGCAGCTCGATTGCTTTCTGGTCTGGGTATTTTGCTGGCCAAGTGCAGTTTCCGTCTTTGTCGATAAGCGGGATGCTAAAGTGCCGGAAGTTCTTGTCCCGTGCGAGCCGCGCCATGAGCGCGTCCGTGTGAAGAAAGTTTCCTATAACGATCAGTCGTCCCGTTGTCTCGTCGAGCGCCGGTATAACTTCTCCGCGCAACCAGCGCTCTGTCTTGTCTCGGTTCTCCTTCGTGCGTACCCACTCCTGCTCCTCCGGGTCGTCCACGATAATGAGCTTTGGGCGGTGTTGCCGGTGCCGGAGTCCGCGGATTTTCTGTCCCCGGCTTCGTGAAAGAATCCTAACTCCGTTTGAGAGCAGCATGTTTTTTGCCGTCCACTCCTCGTCGCTTTCCATGCTTGGCTCCGGGTTCTTTAGTTTCTGGTGTCGTTCCTTAATCTCTCCGTAGTCCTGCTTGATGAGCTCGTTGTTTTCGAGTTCCTGCTTTATGTTTGAGATGTTGATCCCTGCCTGAAGGCTCGTGTCCGCGGTTAGGATAATAAACTGGTAACGATTTGCATGTTCAAGCGCTGCCCAGAGCGGTGTTGCTAAGCTGCCGAATGTGCTTTTTGTACTGCCGCGAAAACCTGTGATCTCGAGCCAGCGCTCGCTGTGGTCCCCGAGAAGCCGCAAGAGTTCCGGGTGAAATGTCCCGGGCGGGAGTGTGATGTAGTGCGGCAGGTAGAGCAGGGTGAAGCCGGTCAGGGTGCGTGCAAGCTGTCTCCTGTTGGCGTAATCTTCGAGCCATCCGTCCGGGAGGCTTTCAATTCGCGAGCGGTTCTCCATGGCTAAGGCGCGGTGTGTTCGGGTCCGATGTTTCAATGAGCCCCCAGTTTCGCATTGCAGCTGTGACTAGCTTTTTCGTGTCCTCTGTGAGCGGGAGCATGCGGCGTTCTTCCTTGAGTGTTCCGAGCTGACGGTCGTAAATCCCGGCGTCCATCTCTGCGTTGAGGAGTTTGATCTCGTTTTCCCCAATGGCTTTTAGAGCGACAACCCGGACCACTCCCGGGTTTTTTGGGTCCATGGCTTCCGCCCAGAGCCGTCGCTCGACCATCTGCAGCTTCTCTCGAATGATCCGGAGCCGGACCGTCTTGTTGAGGTTCGTATTTACCCTTGCGCGCTCCCGGAAGATTTTTTCGCGTAGCTTGTTGATGTACTTCCGGTCGAGGGTGATCGGGTTATCCAAACTCTCTTGAAGTGCTGTTCTGATTTCCTCAATGGTCGCATCCGGACGAAGAATCATGATCGTTCGGATTCGGCTCTTGTGGTATTCCTGAGCGTTTTTTGAGAATGCGGGCATAGTCGTCGTATTTTTTCGTTTTATTGTGGTGCGCGCGGGTCGGAATTGCACCGCCGTCTGCCACTTGGAAGATGGCCGTCCTACTGCTGAACGACGCGCGCTTTTTGCTACTTGATCCCCTCTGGCCACTCGAGCTCTTTCAGTTTCTCGAACGGAATCGTTGGCACCCTCAGTTTATCACGCCACGCCGGATCTAAGAAGTAGATGTACCGCAGTTGGTACCCGGGGAGCGCGCGCATGCCTAGGATCTGTGCCGCGCGCTTGATGCTCGCTGCCCCGCCCATGTGCTCTCTGATGTCGATCCCTGTCGCCGCCTTGATCCGCTCATAGACCGCGTTGCTTTTCATTGTCGAGAATGTGAGCTGCGTGAAGGTTTCCTTCATCCCGGGGTGGTAGTAGATCGTCGTGTTTTTCTTGATTCCGATAAGGAGAAAGCCGCTTGCTCGGTAAATCGTTCCACTGCCGGCTTGGGTACCGTCTGCGTAACTCACGACCCACTTGATCTGCGGGAGGTTCTTGCGGATAAGCTTCAGTGTGATTGCTAGGGCGCGGCTCTCGGTGTTTTTAGGAAGGACAGGGCTCATGTACATTCTGTTCAGTTCTAGAAAACCGTTCCAGTCCGTGTCAGCGACGAGGGTCAGGCTCTTGCGTTTGTCAATCGGGTGCCCGTATTGCAAAACTCCCTCGAGTTTCCCTTTCCAGAAAACGCCGAAGTGCAGGACGCTCGACGCGGCGACCTTGTGACTGTAGTGTCCGTTGATGATCATCTCTTTTGCGATTGACGGCGCTATCGTGCGGATCTCTATGTCCTTCGCGCTCTCTCCGTTCTCGGCCTTGCGTGCCGCCTCGTGGGCTTTGACTGGTGTCTCACTGCTCATGGCGTTTTTTTTGGGAAAAATGGTGCAGGTACGTGTCGCCTCGGCTGTACGTTATTTTCACCTCTTCGTGCTTGTCGCGATGCACCGCACGGTGCCGAGTAATGCCGAGGTGGCTAAAGGTTCTTTTGCAGTTGTGGCAGTAGATCTTCATGGTCGGTCGAGGTAGGCGCGGGCGATCCGGTGGATGGCGTTTCCGTTTCCATTTTTGTTCTGTGTCTCGTCAAATGGTCCGGCCGCCTTTGCTTTCTTGATTGCTGCGGCTATGGTCGCCCGGTCTTTTTGCCGGACCGTCACCTTCAGTTGCATCATGTTTCCTCCCGGTTCGTCGTCCACCCCGATTATCTTCCGGAGGTCGTACAGATCCAACCGGTCGAAGCCGCTCTCGGTCGGGTCCTCCCCGGCTGCGGTGATGTCGTCAATCATGCTCAGGACTTCTTCCGGGACGAATTTCCCACCGATCTTGTTCAGGGCGATGTTCAGGAGCTTCTCTTGTGTCTCGTCAATGTCTATCTCGACGGTTTCGAGCTCAGTAATCCCCAGTTCTTTTGCTGCGCGGACTCTCTGGTGTCCTCCGACCAGCCTCCCCGTACGTGTGTTGAGTACCGGTGGGACAAGGGCACCGTATGTCTTTATGCTCCTCACAAGGGCTTCTCGCTCGCGGTCGTTCATGTGCCTTGGGTTATAGTCCGCAGCCGCGGCTTCCAGTTCTTCGATCTTACGCTTCCTGTGTTTCATGGTGTTCCTCAAGATAGGCTGCTGCTAATGCGGCGATGCCGTCTCCGTCGCTATTCTCCGGGCTCTCTGCTGCTCCGAGGTTTCTGTCGGTTCGTATGCGCGCAATTGCCTCGCGGACGTCGGCTAGTTGATCACGGTGGAGGTTGATTGTCATCTGCCCAACCTCCGGCACATCGTCAATTGGGACCCTAGCAAATGCTTGCTCCTCCGGGATTTCGATCGGTGCCAAAAGGTTAGTTATTTCATCTGGCGTGAAACCTGTTGTTAGAAGGTCTGTGTTCGGCTCTGTGTTGATGATTTCTGATAAAAGGTGTTTCAGCTTCGCGGTATCGAAGCGTCCTTTTACTTTGTTGAGCGCGAGGTTAAGCGCTTTTTCCTTCGCAATGTGCAGGTCCGTCTGTATCGTCGGAACGTGAAGATCTCCGTTTTTCTCCGTGACCCCTTTAGGAATGATTCCTTCTGCTTTGAGCGCAAGGAGCGCGTTCAAACGTTGATGTCCCCCGATAACGACGTTCCTCCGGTCGCCGCACGCATCGCAAACGTGCAAGTTTGTGATGATTGGCTCAATAAAGCCAAAGGAGGCGATGCTTTTTTTGAGCGCAGTCATCTCATGCTCCGGCATGATCCGCGGGTTGTACTCTGCAGGTCTGAGCTCTTGTACTGGTGTCGTGGTAATCATGGAACAAATAGTTTTACTTGGTTCTTCTCCTGCTCCTGACGCATGTGTTCCCTCTCGCATTTCGTACAACACCTTTTCTTCGCCCGAGCATAAACAAGCGTCATTCTCGGTCGTCCGCAGCTATCGCATGTGTATGGGTTGATCCTGCGCCAGCGCCTCATGTTCGTGTGTTTTTCATCTCCTCCTCGATCATCTCCTGTAATTCACGGGCCGCTTGTGCTCTGGGATCGTCGTATCGTTGCCCGGGACCGCGCGGCCCGATCGCGTGAAGTTCGTATGCGACCAAAAGGTCATGCAGTAGGCGCATGGTGTTCTTGTCCATGTTCTTCTTCCGGCTTTGCTGGTGCCGATTCCGACTTATGTTCCGCCTCCTTCTTTGCAAGGTATGCCTCCGGATCGAAAGTTTCGATGTGATTCGCCCGTGCCAAAAGCTCGGCAGCCGTGCCGCGCGCGTTGCGTGCCCCGGTTTTCATCTTTTCCACGAGTTCGTCAAGCTCAAGGATCCTCAACGCTAGCCGCTCTTCCTCCTTCTCGAGTGCTTTCAGTTTCTGGCGCGTCTCCCTCGTGTGGTCGTTCTCGTTCGCCTGCTTCTCCTTCAGGTCTGCAATCTTCGCCTTAGTATCGTCGAGTGCCTTGTCCTCATCGTCACGGATCGCTCGGACCTCCGGGATCCTTTCCTCGTCGTATGCCGCGCCGGCAAGCTTTTGCATTGCCTGCTCGCGGTATGCAGCGGCAATCTTGGCCCGGAGTTCTGCGCTTTGTTCTTTGGTGAATAGTATCTCTGGCGGGTTCATGATTGTGTTGTTATTCGTTCTCTGCGCTTTGCTCTGCTGTCTCGGAAGTCATCTTTTCCTGCTCGGTTTGCTCATCGGCCGATGTCTTGGGTTCATCATCGACAAACTCTCCCTCTGGGGTGAGCCCGGTCATCTCCGGTTTCGGTTCCGGCTCGGTCCCTTCCCGTACCTCCTCGATCCTCGGATTCGTTTCTCCGGCGTTCCAGTTTTCGGCTTCCTCAGGTGTGAGATGCACGATGTCTCCGGCAATGTACCCGTTCGTCGGGCGTAAAACCTTGTATGTGTTTCTGTTTTCCATGGTTTGTGTTGTGTGTTATTCCCGACCCGGGCGGCTCCCCGCTGGGTTGCGAGAGTCCGTGTCGATCCTCATCGTTCGTGCTTATGAGGTCTTTCCCTGTGGGGAGCAGTCCGTGTCGGGCATGCTTCTAATTTTTTTTTCTTTGTTCCATCCACCGCCCGTTCGACCACCGGGCGGGTACGCTGCGCTTGCCGGATCGCTTCGAGGAATAGTGAAACAGGGTTCTCCTCGTCGTCCGTCTCAGCTTGCGTCAATGTTATGCGTGTCTCTGCCGTTCCGCCGTGGCCGCGGTCGCTTGGTTCCCATGCGAGCGCGCTAATGTTCAGTCGTTTGTCGTTCTCCACGATCGAATCTGCAATGGCTCCTGCAGCGTTCTCTGGGTCCGCGTGTGCATTGTTTCCCCATGCAATCTCGACGTGTAGGTGCGCAGCGCGTCCCGGTCTTTCCGTCTGTATGGGCCGTCCCGGGCGGTTGCGTTCCCTATCCCAAAGTGTAACAATCCCCGTTTGCCGAAGAAACTCCAAAAGCACGTAGTCTTTCCATGCTTGGTACCGTTTCGCCGCAGGCGTCCAGTGTTGGTAGTGCGTCTTTTTGATCTTCGGGAGTGGATTGCCATTTTTCTTCTCATGGTTCCCGCGAATGATTGCTGTGAAGGTTTTCATGTGTGATTTTTGTGGTTTTTGATTTCTTTCTTCACGACCGAGATCGGAAGGTCTAGCTCTGCCGCGATCTCTTCATCGTCGTATTCTGTGTGGTTGTGCATGTCGCGAATGAGCTCCTTTTGCGTTTTCGTGAGAGTTGTTGTCTCCGTCTCCCCTGTCCGTCGTGATTTTGCAATCTCTCCTTTCTTCTTGAGCATCGTGATCATTGTCGTGACGCTTCCCGGTGTACTGCCGATGATTTTCGCGATCTCGTTTTTGTTCTTCCCTTGCCTGCAAAGCTCTGCAACCTGTTCTGCCTTCGTCTTTCCTTCCGGATCGTACTGCTTACTCTCTCTGTCTTTGTGTTCATTCTTTGTGCTGATGTGTTTTTCCGGCAGATCCTCCTTTCCCGATTTTTCCTCGGACCTGATAGTGAATTGCGTCCGTTCCGGAAGTTCTATCGTCACCGCTTCTCCGTCATGTATTGCAAGTGTAATTCTCGTTACCATGGTGCTTCGTCAAATAACGTCTGGCGCGTCAGGACCGGCCTTCCGTCCTCTGTGATGTCGAGATCTTGCGGTGGTTTCCATCTCGGTCCTTCTCCAAGAAGTGACGCGATCGTCACTCGGTCCGTGTGCTCGTTCCAGTATCCGATCGTCCTGTTCTCGGTCTTGCTTCTGATCGCTATGCGCGGAAGGTCAATCTCTCCTCTCCTGAATTGCCCACCTCTCCGGGTAAGGAGCCAGTGTCCGGGTTTGTTTTTTATCCTAGCAACGAGGCCGAATGCTCTCATCTGGCTCAGGCAGTTTGTGTGCTGGCTTGTGAAGATTCCCTCTCGCGCCGTCCCGATCGGATCTTCGTAAAACCGGATCCGGCTCCCCTCCATCTCTCTCGGGTGAAAGTCGTTGATCCCAGTATCACGAATGCGTGCGCCGATCGCTATCAACGCCTCTGCGTGTCCTCGGCTAAGCGTAACCGAGTAGTCCGTGCTCTGCCCGCATGTTTGGCAGTAGTGTTCCTTGAATGTTTCCGGTTGTTTCTTTTCGTCGTTCATGTTCGTCGTCGTTTGTTGTTAATGTTTCCGGTCAGTCTCGCCGTCCGGGCGTACCTCCCGCTGCCCGGATGTCGTCATAGACGCGGTTCTTGATTTCCTTTGTGGCAATCCAAAACGATAGCGCGTCAACCTGTAGGTCGTGGTTGAGGTAGCGGTTCCGGACCACTTCTGCTTCCCCCCCGGGGTTTTCGATGATGATCGTTCGATGGTTCGGCCGGTTCGGTTGGCTCGCGAGCCCGGCAATCTTGAAACCGAGCGTATAAAGCGCCGCGGCTTCCCCCATGTCCCTGATCTCGATTGTCTCGTTCGTCGTGTTCATGTTTGTGCTGGAGTGTTGTTGTTTCCAGTTTACCATGTGTTTGTTGTTGTCATTTCCTTAGCTGTTGATAACTCCCTTCTTGCGTCGTCGAGTGCTGCTTTGTCTGCCTTTATCTCCTCCTCTCGCCTCTTTGCGTTCGCCCATGCCCTCCGGCTGAGGATCTCCCGGGCCGCTTTGATCCGCGCAATTTCGTTTTCGTAGTGAGTCAGGTCTGTTTTGCCGTTCACTCTGCCGGCAAGGACCGTAACGTGGCTTCCGGGGATGTGGTTCTCGTCCCTTGCGGCGCAAAGCATGCAGCTTTCCGGACGCCTGTGAATGGCCACCGCTCCTCGCTTTTCGAGGTATTTTGCCTCGTTAAGCGGGCTCAGTGTGTCCCCGGCAGCGTTGAGATAGCCACCTTCTTCTAGCTCGGCGACGATTTTTCGTGCCTCGTCCTCCGTTATCTCCGGGCGCACCGGTTTTTGTTCTTCTCGTTTCATCATTCTGCTCATGGTCGTCGTTGTTATCTTGTAAGAATTTTCAGCGCCGTCTCGAGTGTCCAATGTGGGTACTCGCGCTTCGCTTTTTCATAAGCCCAAAGTATCTGATCGTCATCGAAGGGTTCCAGAGCTTTCGCTGCGCGCAGGTGCCTCTTGATCGCTGCGGATGCCTGTCCGTATGTGCGGAATCGTATCCCCCTTTCGCGGAAGTATTGCGCGATCATCGGGAGGTCCCTCCTGTCTGTGCCGTCCTTTCGCTTGGCGTTGTCCATCCCTTCGAGGTACTTCTCCCAGTCCGGAATCGGATCCTCCGGCCTTGGCCGCCGAACGTGCGCGGGCGCGCTTTCTGCGCGCTCCGCATTATGTGTATCCTTCATTTCTGTGTATCCTTCCGGTTCATTTTTTGAACCCGGCTTTTGTTCAAAAAGTGAACCCGGATCCGGGTTCATTTTTTGAACCCGGCTCTCATCGCTTACCTGCAGGTCGAGGATCGTGTAAACGTTCACCTTCTGGCGCTTTGTCTTCTCGTTCCGCTCCCTTGTGACCGCGATCATTCCTGCCTGCTCCAGCTTCTTGATCGCACGGATGATCGTGTTCTTCGATCCTATCCCGAGCTTCTCGCCGATCGTGCTATGGCTTGGGTATGCCTCCTGTGTTATCCCGGCGTGCCGGCAGAGCACAGCGTAAACCGCGAGCGCTGTCGGTCCGATCTCCCGTGCTTTCCGGTCAATGACCTTATCTTCGATCACAAAGCGGCCGTGATTCCTCGCGTCTCGGATCTTGATCAGGTCTTTTTTCATGACTTCATTGTGCTCGTCCTCTTTCATGTCTCAAGGTGCCTATGTGTGCGTTTCTTGTGAGTTTCCCGTGAAATTCTCCGGGTTTCTCCTAGAATGGGATTTCGTCTGGGTCTGGATTGCCGTTTTTGCCGGGCTCCGGGTAGTTGTAGCTCAGGTTGTTGTACCCCGGCCCTAATCCATGCCCTGTGGCCTCTATTTTTCCCCGTGGGAGCGTTTTTTGTTCTGGAACGCCTGTTTCATCGCGTTGCACGCTTTCTATTGCTCCACGTGTCATTTTTGGTCCAAACTGGACGTTTTCAGCGACAATCTCTGTTCTGCTCCCGGTTGTTCCGTCGTGGTTCTTCCACCGTCTGGTCTGTAGCCTGCCGGTAACGTAGGCCGTATCCCCTTTTCCGAGGTACCTTTGGACGTTCTCTGCCAGTGCCCCGAATACGACAATGTTGTGGTATTCCACCTCTTCATGTTTCTGGTTGTCCTTGTCGGTCCATGCCCTGTTCGTTGCAACGCTGAAGCGTGTCACCGTCATCCCGTTTTCCAGCTTTTTGCTCTCCGGCGGCTGCGAAAGCCGTCCGATGATGTCTGCTCTGTTCAAGTTCATGCTCGTGTAGTTACGCTTGAAATGTTGCGACCTTCCTCCAAAGAGTTATGGAGCCATCTCTGTTCTTCTCTTGCTTCCAATCTGCGGATGTCTCCTTGGTCCACCCTTGCTCGGTTAGCCATGCGATAAATTTTTCGTCTCTCGCAATCCGCTCCGCCTCTTCCTTCCTGCGCTGTCGTTCCTCTTCTTGCTCCCGTGCGATCTTCTCTCTCTCTTCTTGCCGGATACGTTCTTCGCGCTCAGCTTGCTCGGCTTTTCTCCTGATCTCTTCCTCTTTCGCTTGTCGTTCGCGTTCCTTTTGGCGCAGCATTTCCAGCTCGATGTCCTTCATCCTTTGTTTTTCACGTGCAAGGTAGTCCTCGAATTGGTTTGCGTCGAGCTGCATGAGCATTTCGTCGTCCGGGTGATCCTTGTCCGGTATGCCCGCTTCTGTGATCCGCTTGTGCCGTTCCGGGAGGCTTCTCCGGCGGATCTCCAGCATGGCCGTCCGCCTCGCTTCTTCAATCATTTTCCGCAGACGCTCCTCTTCCGGCTCAATCTCTGCAAGGAGTTCTTTCTCTTTCGCGATCACTGCCCGTTGGTATGCGAGCGCATCCTCGCGCAGCGCCTTTCCCTTCTTTGTAATCGTTCCGCGCACGTATGCGATCTCCCGCTTTGCCTCCTCAACGACCCTGATCTCGTCTTCGTCAAATGGGTTCTTTATTTCCCTGATCGCCCCAGTCTTTGCGACTAGGGCGCGGAGTTCGGCGACGGTTGGGTTGAATGTTTCGAGTTCTTTCATGGTGGTTTTGTTAGATTGCGTTGCTGGTGATGTCTTCTTCGAATTCCGGGTATTGGATCGTCGGAACGTCATCAGTCTTTGCGGCATTCAATTCGGCCTCCCCCGGCTTCTTCTTGGTCGGGTTCTTGATCTGTGCATCGAGTGCTGCCTCGATCGCGTTTATCTTGTTGCTGTCTAGGCCGGTCCAGTAAGAGATTGCCTCAAGAATGGCCTCTTTCGTTTCCGGCATGTCCGGATCAAGTTGTTTCAGCTTCCGGACTATTCTCTTCTTTGTTTGCTTCTCTATTTCTTCTGGGTTATCGCTTCCCTCGTTCAGCCACGCAAGCAATCTTTCCCCGGTTCGCTCGTCGATCGTGAAGATCTCGTTGTCGAACATGCTCGTTCGGTCCTTACTTGCGCGTGCGTTGTGATTTTGGTCGAGGTCAAGAAAGACCGTGAATTCGTACTCGAGTCCGTCGCGCATGACGGGCGCCATTCCGACCTTTTTCACGCTGCTTCGTCCTGTCTTTTCATCCCTTTCGAGCGTGTAATCTTGCTTGCTTCTGACCGTCGCAATGATGTGTGCCGGGCTGTTGAGAAGCGCGTTTACGAGCTTGCGGTATTGCGGCGTTAGGTCCGCCCAGAGTGTGAAGCGGTTCCTTCCGCTCGCTTCCATCTTGTCTGCCTGATCTAGGATGCCTCCTTCGTCGCTCCATGCGTGGCTCAGGCTGTCAATCACGATTACGTCGTACCCTGAATCCTCTGCAGCGTGTATCGCTTCTTGGTAGCGTTCGGGCTTGAATGGTGGCGTCAGAGTTATGATGTCGTAATCTGTCAGGTGTGCGTAAAGATCGCCGGAGCCGCGCTCCGTGTCGATCATGCAAATGCGGCCCGTCGGTCCTGCGACGCCGCGCGCCATTCTGAGTGCGCTGTACGTCTTTCCGGATCCGCTCGGGCCTGCGATAGCAAGGCGGAGCTTCGCCTTCCGTCGCTCTGCCTTGCGAATAATGATTTTTTCCATGGTTCGTTTTCGTTATCGTTCGTCGTATAATTGCCGCTCTATCGCTGCGGCCGCGACCGACCTTTCCGGGCTCTCGCTCCGGGTGCGCCGCGCGTCTCACGTGCGGCGGTCCCGGGTCGCTGCCTATCTCCTAAGAATTATGCCGTGCTTTTCGCATTGTTGTCTTTGCCAGTCTGTGGAGAACCAGTGTTCTTCGAATTCTTCGCTCTGCTTTTGCCATTCGTTGCATTCTCCGATCTCTCTTCGTTCCCAAGCTGCGCCGATTGCAGGCGCCACGATTGCTGCTATCGCTCCAATCAGGGCAATCTTGATGATGGTCGTGATGATGTTGTTCATGGTGTCATGCGTAAATCCCGAGAATTTGTCCAATCCTCTGGCGGCTAATTTCGCGAAAACCTTGACCTTTGAGCGTTGCTGCGATCTCTGCTGGCGTCATGCCCTGCTCGTATTTCTCCCAGCAGTAGCGCTCGAGTGCCGTCTCACGCCGTTCCGGTCGTTTCGCATTTTTGATAATGGTCTTTGCTTTCATTGTCTTGCTTGTTCTTAGCTTATAGTTCTTCGAGTGCTTTTTCGAGCTTCTTCAGATCTTCCTCCTCCGCGTATTTCCGGAGCGGATGTCTCGGATCCTGTAGTATTGTTGCGAGCTTGCGCTGCGTCATGAAGAAGTCGCCCATTGTGCATTCGTAAATGGTCACGTGGTCCTCCTTCCGTTCGAGCTCTTCCCCGCAAATCGGGCAGCGCTTCTTGATCAGGTTTTGCCATTTCATGGTATCAGGCTGCTCTCGGTAATAATCGCATCTCCATAGATTTCCCCGCTCCTGTAGGCGTGGATCTTGTATGCTTTGGTCGCGTTGTCGTTCTTTGGCTTCCCGATAATGCTGCCCACGTGGTCAACGATCATGACCATGTCGTCTTTCAGATTGAGGACATCTACGTGTTCTGCCCCGATAGCTTCCCGGAGTTCTTTGAGGGTCCATTTCGGACCCTGTCCTGTGGCAATCCCGATTTCTCCGTCTGCTTTTATAATTGGCGCTTTGATCTTGCTCATGGTCTCGTTTCTATTTTGTTTCTAGTCCAGCAATGTCACCCTCCCAAATGAAGCGTATCCAATCTCTTGCGCTTTCGCTGCGCCGTTTCTCTTGTCCAAGATCCTGAATGTCTCTTTTCTCTGTTCCCGGTGCGCTTTCCGCATTTCACGGATCGCTTCATCATCCGTGTCTGCGTGTGCAATCGGGACCCATGTGATGCTTTTCGAGTCCCAGCGTTGTACCTCGTAGCTTCTTGTTTTCATGTTCGTCGTCGTTAGTTGCTTATAATTTCGACCCTGCTCCCTCCATAGTGCTCCTCTGTAAGTTTTTGTCAATCTTTGTAAGCACAATGCTGTGGATAACGAAAAAGAGGACCCAATGTTTGGGTCCTCTTGCCCCCCTGTTCCGGGGGTGTGTGCCGTGTCTGCGGCAGTGGGCGCGCGCTGATGGTGCTTGCCCTCCTTCACTGTACTCCTTTCTTTCAAAAAGAAAAGGGCAGCTGCAAAGTTTCGGCCTTGCTTGCCCTTTTCTCTTTTAGCCGACCCCATCCGGCGGTGTCCCGTCTGCTTCTCCGGTTCCCCGGCAATCGCTCGCGGGGCTGTCGCTCGGCAGAGCCGGTGCGTCTGTACCTCCGGCTGCGTTATCCGCTCGTCTCTCTATTGTTCGGATCGCTCTCCGGAGGCTGTGGTGGTCGCCCGATCTTGCGCGTCACGCAGTCGGGAAATTGCTGCTCCCATCGGACGTGCTTGTCGCGGAGCATGCGCTCAAGAATGGCAAGCTGGAGGTCGCGGTCCATGATTATCTCCCGCGTGATCGGTGTGTTCGTCGCGATCAGATCGTATTTCTCCCCGTACCATTTCAGTGTTTCCGGTTTGAATTGAAAGGCGCCGTAGCTTGGTGTGCCGTCTCTGTCCTTTGGGTTGATTGCGCTTTTGTTGCCGCGGCTCTCGCACCATTCGAGAGCGCTGATCCATGTTCTTTCGGCATGTGTAAGCGGTGCCATCCTTGGCGTCTCGGTTGTCGTTGTGGCCGCTGCGACCGGTGTGGTGGTGTCTTGAGCTACTTCTGCAAACCTTGTTTCGAGTATCGTCCAAGTCGCAGCTGCAATGGTTGCGATTGCTACCGTGATCGCTGTCGCTTTTGCCGCGCGCCGGCGTGCCCGGCGCCTGCGGAGCTGTGTGTGAAAGTTCTCCATAGTCCCCCGGATTTCGCTCCGGAGTAGCGTTTTTTATTTCTCGGTGTACCCGGCGCCGGCTATCGGCTGGCCTTGCTGGCCGCTCGGTGTGCCAAAGTAAAATGCGAATGCCATCATCGCGAGCGCCATAAAGTCTTTCGGCTCTAAGATCCCCATAAAAAACCCGGCGCATGCTGTGAATGCAACCAGTATGAAGACGAGCTTGCTCGCGCTTCCTATGGTCCTCCCTGCTGCATCTAGGATTGTTTCCATGTGTGTGTAATCGTTAGTTGCTAATTTCCTCTCCCATTGTCTCGTTGTTTTTTCTGTGTTGTCCACATGGTTATCCCCACGCCTATTTTAGTTGGATGTTAAGCCATGCACGGGTGTCCGGGTTGAGTTTCTTTCCGTCGCTTATGGCCAGTCCGTGCTTCGTTTCAAATGTTCGGATTGCCCGAGCCGTAAGAGCAAGGTAGTTGCCGGTACTGTCTATGTTTGTCGGCATGCTGCCTTCCCATTTGAGCGCATCTTGGAGAATTCGAACGGCCTCGCTATTTCTCATGCCGTAGATAAGCTCAACGTCTGGGATCGCTCGCGGCTTCTCTGGGCGATCATCCGGTACGTTCCGGAGATTCTGGACGTAACGGGCAAAAGTGTTGCGCTTTGCATGAAAGTCCGGACTGATGAGTTTGGCGCCGTTCCATGGTCCTGCCGGTCCCCAGCTGTCTTCGATCACAAGCCGCGGCTGGCCATTCCAAAGAATGGCGTCAGTTGCCGTCACGCTGTGCTGATTCGCGATCTGTTCGAGTGGCTTTGTGCTGATCACTCTCGGCTCCTCAGTCCATTCAGCGAGGTTCTCGAATTTGTACCAGACCATGACGGGTTTCCCTGTCGTTAGAATTGTTGAGACAACCGTCTGGAAGTCCCCCGGGGTGAAGCCAACGTGCCCGCCTATGCGGAAGGCTTTAGCAATCTCCGCGTCTCCGGGTGTCTCCATGATTGCGTCCATCTGTGCGTCGTTCATGTTCGTGCTTGGGAGCCTGCTCTCGAGCGTCGCGCCGTATTTTGCCGCGATGTCGAATGCTTCTATCCCGATCATGCCGGACGCCGGCTTGTTTGATCGTCTGCTGTAGATCGAAGTGGCGCTCACCTCGGTGTACGGGGTGTCTTTCTTTCCACCATCCTGAAGCCAGCGGTTCACAGAAATGAGCTTTTTCATCGTCTGAGCGACGCAGCTGCCGCTCCCGTCCTGTTGCTGTGTTGGGTAGCGGCGCCATTCATTCGGCTCTTTCTCTGTCAGGTTTACAGCGGCTGCCCGGGCGACAGTCTCCTCGATCATGATGTCCCGTTCTTTTTGCTCCGGTGTCCTTGTGTCTTCGAGCGCGCCGGTGAAGTATCTCTCGGTGTCCATGTTAGTTTTTGTTTATGTGATCAAAGATTTTCTCCTGTCCTGCTTCGATCCTCCGGACCCCGTTTTCAATGTTGACGATCTTTGTTTCGAGGTTCGCGACCGCCGCGGTTAGCTCAACCTTTGTTGCTGTTGTCGTCAGGTCTTTCTCAATTACCGTGACGCGGTTTTGCATGGTCCCGACCCAAATCCCGTATGACGCGGCAATCGCAATCCCTGCCAAGAGGATCTGAGTTAATCTCTGCCCGAGCATTTTGTGTTCCTGATCGTGTTCCTTGAGGGAAATCCTGATTTGTTCGAGCTGTTCGTGAAACTCTATGTTCATTTTGTCTTTTTTACTCATGGTGTTCGTCATTGTGCCATGTAAAAACCGAGACCTCCGCTGCGTTGTCGCCGGATGCTCGTAACGTCAAAGGTGCCGCTCGATGTGAATGTGTGGACCGTGTCCCCTCCAACCGTGGTTATGGTTCCACCGGTCGCTTTGATAAATACTGTCGGGTAGCGGATGATCACAATCCCACTGCCACCTGCTTTTGGTGAGCCGCCGCCGTATGGCGCCCCTGCTCCTCCACCTGTATTTGGTTGTCCTGCTGTGCCATCCTGTGAGTTGTTCCATCCCCCGCGTCCTCCGCCTCCTAGTCCTCCGTTGTTTCCTGAATCGTTTTGCCCGGCACCTCCTCCTCCGCCTCCGTAGTATTTCGTTGTGTCGTCTTGAATTGTCGATGGTGTTCCTGCGCCTCCGGCTCCTCCTACTGATCCGAAGTTCGTTGTGTCACCGCCGTTTTGCGAATCTCCTCCTCCGCCTCCGGAGGCGTTTGCGCCGTTTGCTCCCGGCGGATTACCGGATCCCGAGGTGCCGTTGCTAAGTCCCGGGTTCGCTGTTATTCCGAACGCCGAGCTTGCCGCGTCTGCTCCTCCAACGGTGATGGTATAACTTCCCACGGAAACCTGCGCTGTCCCGATTTTTACTTGCCCTCCTCCGGCGCCTTTGCTAATCCAAGCAGTTGATGATCCTCCTCCACCGACGATAAGATACTGCACGTTCATAGTGTTTTTATGGTACGACGGTTCCGTCAACGACCCATGTGTCTGTTCCGACCTTTACGATAAATGCCGTTGCGTGCTGCCCGGCGGTCTTGAGCGCGTTTTGGTATGACTGAAGTGTGACCCCGCTTCCTGCAACGATCGTTACCTGCCCGGCGCCCTTTTGTCGTAGCGCGATCCTAGTCCCGATCGGGAATGCAACGCTCGAGTTTGGCGGGACCGTGACGTTGATCGCGGTCGCCTTGTTGATTTCCAAGAATGCCCCTGCGTCTCCGAGTTGGAGTGTGTAGTCGGTCGTTTTGTCGCTTGAAATCGCAACCTCGCGTCTGATCGAGTTCAGATCTGAGGCGTATAGCTGGTCTCCCGGACTGAATGGGTATGGCATGGTGTTATGTAATTGTCACGGTCCCGTCAATCGTGAGAGCGTCGCTTGCTCCAACCGTGATGTTGATGGACACCCGGTTGAAGAGCGTCCCACTATTGCTGCTACCCGTGCCGTTGATAAAAAGCGCAAACTCACGCCATGTCCCGGTTGCCTCAGTCGGCGACCAGTATGCCGTGAAGTTTGCCTCGTTCGAGTTCGACGCCATCGAGCCGATCCCCTTGCGTGTTGCTGCTGCAGGCGCAATGAGTCCTGTGTCCGAATTCGACGGTGGGACCGTTGATGTTCCGAGTTCCGCGTGGCTGATCTGAATCTCATTTTTACTAGCAATCTCTCCGCAGAGCGCCTTTGTCATCTGGGCGCGCGATACTGTTGGAATGAGGTTTTTGTAGTGTTGCTTCCGGACCGTTCCGTCCGCCTCTCCTTGTGCGACCGCTCGGAGAAACGAAGCTCTGCCACCAGTCTCTTGTGCTTTCCGGAGCTCTGCTTGTTTCTCTGGTGTGGTGATGATAAAGTCCCACTCTCCGCTCATTTTGACACTGCCTGTCTTGTGGAGGTTTCTGTCCATAACAAAATTGTACCACTTTATAAAAGCCTAAGCGAGCCGCTGAGGCACAGCACACGCTTCTGATCTCCGGCTCCTGTCCCGTAGTATGGGCCTGCAACCGGGATTGGCTTGACGTTTGTCCCGAATGGGTTTGTCGCGAAGTTATCCGCAATGTCCACATCCTCTGTCCACGCCTCAGCTTGGACAATCACCTCGTCGCCAAGTGTTGCTAGCTGAAGCGCCGGGTCGCTCACGAGGAGCTTTGAGAAAACGTCGAGAATGCCAACGTCCTCGCTCGCCAGTATGTGCACCTCGTATTCGAACGAGCTAGGGCTCCGTGCCGTTAGAATTACGCGAACAATTTTGAAAACCTGTGCCGGAATTCCAAGTACTGAGCTGCTAACCGTTATCGTTTGCCCGCTTCTGAGCCCGCTCCTGTAGGTCCGGAATGTCCCCTCGGTCGCCGGCTTCGCGTATTTTTTTATTTCTGCAGCCGCTCTGCGTTTCGCCGTGTCCTCACTTTTGATCGTTGCATCTCGGATGACGTATTGCCACTCTCCGTACTGCGCCACGCTTCCGACGTCGCGCCGGATAATCTTGATCGGGTAAACCTGCGTTCCACTCCACCTGACATAGTGTCCGTTTGCCGGCTTTGTTGCTTCCGGGAAGATAATCATGCCTGTGTTGCTGTTGTAGAGCACGTCTTTTGTCGTTGGGTCGTCCTTGCCGTCAATGCCGAATGTCAAAGTACTCCAGCTGCTGCCGCCGTTGGTACTTTTCTGAATTGTCAGGTTTTGCAATTTCGGCTTTGCGACAAAGGTGCGCTGTTGTCCGTCTGCGACCTTTGTGTCGGTAATGGTACCGCTTTCCTTTTCTCCTCCCCGGACGATGATGGTGTTCCTGAGTTGGTTTGTATTGCGCTCGATCTCAAGGCTGTTCCAGACGTAGTTCCCGCTCGTATCGTCAATGTTGAATGGCGCCGTCTCCTCTCCCTCCTCGAAGAAGTGGATGTCTTTGTCGTAGTCCACGTACCAGTCGTGGTTTCCGAGAAGATCCGCGATCCGTTGGAGGCATTTGCTTGGTGCTTCGTCGTTGAAGACAATCTTCGGCACAATTGCCGGACCGACCACGTTCGTCGTGGTAAATCCCGCCGGTAGGTAGTTTGTCTTTATGTCGTTGATGATCTGCTCTGCGGTTTGGCCTTCGTAGGTCTTATTGACGAGCTTTTGGTCCATGGAGCGCTGGTAGTCTGTGCACACGACCCGGAAGTACCGCAGCATTCCGTTGTGCGTCTCGCGCGTTTCAACCACTGTTCCGCCGAAAATTTTTACCTGCCCGTCCTCCAGCGTCACCTCGTCATTGAGCGCTGGCCGGTAGGTTTTGGTCCCGTAATTTCGAATCTCAAACTCTAGCCGGTCCGGCTCTTTTGAGAGCACATCCATCTTTTGCAAAGACGGCCAGTTCACCTGATCACTTTTGTCTATTCCGTTGATCTTGAGTATAAGC